CCGCCACAACAAGGCGCTCGAGCTGATCGCGCAGGCGAAGCTCGGGAAGGACGTGTCGGCACTCATGGCGGACTACTCCCAGGAGGAGCAGCGCATGGTGCTCGACGTGGTGATGGAGATGCTGAAGAACGTCAGGCCGCCGGCTGGCGGCGAAGGAGCGATGGCATGAGCAAGCGCCCGAAGGATTCGACCCCTGAGCCCGCGATGGCCCCCGAGCTCGAGGAGCAGTTCGCGCTCTCGGAAGAGGAGCAGACCGCGCTGGCCGGAGAGCCCGCCGCGGATCCGGAGCCGCCTCCCGCGGCGCCGGCCGCGGAGCCCCCGGCAGCGGCGGCGCCCCCGGCGGAGCCGGGCACGGCGCCCGAGGAGCCGCCGGCGCAGGAGGAGCCGGAGACGATCGAGACGCTCCGCGCGCGGCTGAAGCAGTCGGAGACGGATCGGCAGGAGTGGGAG